CGTGGTGGGGATTGGGTAGATGAAAATGTATCTATGGATACGGGTGTTCCACAGGCTAAAGTGACTAATATAAAAGAAACCTCCACTACATTAGATTTAAGTAGTGCGACTTATCAAAATATTTATGAAGAAGATACCGATGAGGCAAATGTATTGATTGCAATTCGTTCTTATTATGGTGCTTTGATTAATTATTTATTGACAAACCTAAAGGTTCAATTTGAAGGTGTCGAAAACGTTCCTAACTTCCCTGAATCAGTACCTATAGTAATAGGTGGTGGTACATCATTAGTAAAGGGATTTTTAGATGTCTTTAATGAACAATTTGACCAAGATGAATTTCCAATACCAATTTCTGAAATAGTTTTAATAGAAGATGCCCACACTGCTGTATCTCGTGGATGTCTTTCTGAAGCACAATTAATAGAAGAAGATGAAAATGAATAACAAAGATAAAAAAGATTTACAGAAACAAAACAATACATTAATGCACGTAATGGTAAAGGATAATAATATTGAACGAGCTCTTAGAGAATTTAAAAAAAGAGTAAAGAATTCTAACTTATTATTAGAATTACGAGAGCGAGAAAGTTATGAAAAGAAATCTTTGAAAAAAAGACGACTTGGTAAACTAAGAGCATTGAATATAAAAATCTCACAAAAAGATTAGTTTTTAGTTTTTACTTATACTTATATATAACCTCAATACACCATGTCTATATGGTGTCTAAAATAGAAATTCCTATTAAAGTTTTAGAATAACTTTATTCCAATATAACACATATATGGAGACAATTATGTCTGATTTACTAAAAGAAGCTATTGCAGATGCAAAAGCAGTTCGTGAAACGGCACTACAAAACGCTAAGATGGCTTTAGAAGAAGCTTTTACTCCGCATTTGAAATCAATGTTATCAGCTAAGTTAGCTGAAGAAGATGATGAAGATGAAGAAAATCCTTTTGCTGATGAAGAAGAGGGTGAGGAAGAAGAAGCTGAAGATATGGCTCGCTATGAAGAAGAAGGTGATGAAAATCCTAATCCTTTTGCTGATGAAGATGAAGAATCTGAACCAGAAATGGAACCAGAAATGGAAGAAGAAGGAATCATTGAAATCGATGGTGTTAAGTATGCCCCAGTAGTATCCGAAGAAGATGAAGAAGAAATCGACTCTGATGAAGAAGCCGATGACTCCGAAGAACTTGATCTTGAAGCTGTAATTAAAGAACTTGAACTAGAAATTGCCGAATCCGATGAATCTGATGAAGATTTAGAAGAAGAAGCAGTTGAAGAGACAGTTAATATTACGGAAGAAGAAGATGAAGATGAAGATGAAGATGAAAAAGAAGTTGATGAACAATCTACACCTGAATCTGATGACGATACTAAAGTTCATGAATCTGTTAGTGCTATGCAAACAGAGCTTAATGAATATAAGGAAGCAGTTACGTATTTACGTGATAAGCTTCATGAAGTTAACATCCTTAACGCAAAACTTTTATACACAAATCGTTTGTTTAAAGAATTTGCCCTAAGTAATAACCAAAAGATGAAGATTGTTGAGACCTTTGATAGAGCTCAAACAACTCGTGAAATCAAATTGGTTTATTCTACTTTGGCAGAATCTTATAGTGACACCGGTTCAGTTAAAAAGAATGAAATTAAGGAATTTGCTAGTAAAAAAGCTGGAACAACTGCACCAAAGACAAAGATTATCTCGGAAGAGAATAATGTCGCAGATCGTTTCAAAAAGCTTGCTGGCATCTTAAATGATTAATCACAATTAATTTTGGAGAACGAAAATGAGTGATATAAACACACTTCTCGACCCTTCCCCTATGAGGAAGCAGAAAGAAGAATCACAAAAACTCGTAACAAAATGGAGTAAATCTGGCCTTTTAGAAGGCATGGATAACGATTGGCAAAAATCTGGTATGGCTGTATTGCTTGAAAACCAGGCTCGTCAATTGATATCTGAGAATTCTGCTACATCCCCATCAGCTGGTGCTGGTGTAGGTGATGAAGAATGGTCAGGTGTTGCTCTACCTTTGGTACGAAGAGTATTTGGTAACATTGTTGCACAGGAATTAGTTTCTGTTCAGCCAATGAATTTACCTTCCGGTCTTGTATTCTATCTTGATTTCAAGTATGGAACTGCAGCTGGTAAAATGGCATCTGGGGAATCCCTAGGTGGTAACACTGGTCCTAACTCGCCATCTGGATCAGGTGGTCCTTACGGTGAAGATAGTGGATTTTATGGAACTGGTCGTTATGGCTATTCATCAAATCAAACAGCGTCAGCTGGAATAGCTTCTGGAGTCGGTGTAGCAGCATCTTTTGCTGAGATTGACTTTAATTCAGAAGTATCAGCTAGTTTGGGTTCAGGCGATGAATTCTATAAAGTCACTATACCTATGACTACATTAGTACGTCCTGATAAAAAATCAGTTAGGTCTTGGAACTTTACTGATGCTACTGCAGACTCGTATGTATTACCGCAATTTACAAAAATTGTTGGTACTAATGTACAGTTAATTGTATCTGCATCTGATGCAAATACAGCATCTGGTTCATGGACAGTAGATTACTCACAAGAACCTAATGCTACTAACAGAGGTGACTTTGAAGATAGAGTAGGTGATGCTAATTTAGATACATTAGGTATTCCTGAAGTCAATTTAGAACTTCGGTCTTTACCGATTGTTGCTAAGACACGTAAATTGAAAGCCGTATGGTCTCCTGAGCTTGCTCAAGATCTTAATGCTTATCATAGTGTTGATGCTGAAGCTGAATTAACAAGTATGTTGAGTGATTACATTGCGATGGAAATCGATTTGGAAATCCTTGATATGTTGGTTAGTGATGCCCAAACAACTGATTACTGGTCTGCTAAAGCAGGTGAGGATTATGATTCCGGTACTAGTTCATTTGAAACTAATGTATTCTACGGAACTCGTTTTGAATGGTATCAGACTCTTGTTGCTAAGATTCAAAAAGTATCAAATGAAATTCATCGTTTGACACTACGTGGTGGTGCTAATTTCGTTGTTTGTTCACCGAAAGTTGCTACTATCCTTGAATCATTACCTGGGTACAATAGTGCTCCTGGTGATGGCGATGCGAGTGCTACTCAATTTGCTATGGGTGTTTCCAAAGTAGGACAAGTTGCTGGTCGTTTTACGGTTTATAAAAACCCGTACATGACTGAAAACAACATCCTTGTTGGATTCCGTGGTTCAAACTTCTTAGAAACTGGTGCTGTATATAGCCCTTACGTTCCGTTAATTACAACTCCGTTGGTTTATGATCCAAGTGATTTTACTCCCCGTAAAGGTGTGATGACGCGTTACGCTAAGAAAATGATTAGACCTGAGTTCTATGCTAATATTAAAGTTAAATCTTTGGATTTAATTTAAGTTAGTTTAGGATACGCCTAACATGTAGAGAGGGGGATAGTTAATTCTATCCCCCTTTTGTTTTTATAAATCATATATTTATAGTTAAGGAGAACTATAGATGCCAAAATTAAATTATGCTTATGTTGACCCATCAACCTTTACCTCGGGTTCAGGTCAAACACCTTATGGAACTTATGAAGGTGATTCCACATTTCAATCTGATATCGTTTCAGTAACTAAATGGGTTGCTAAGCGATTAGGATATCCAGTATTACAATTAGAGATACCAAGTGGTTCAATTTATGCTTGTTTTGAAGAATCAATAAATGAATATTCTCAACACATTAACAATTACAATATTAAGAATTGGATGTGGGAACAATATGGTGAAAAGTCAAGAATATCAGGTTCATTAAGTACTGGCGTATCTAATCCTGTAACTCCAACAAATGGTCCATCTGTTCAGTTATCAGAAAAATATGGCACTATGGTCAATATGGGTGGTAATGTAGATTTAAAAAAAGGATATATTATTTTAAGTGGTTCTACTCAAGATTATGATTTACAAAGTGTATGGGCTGAAGTTAGTGAAAGTGGAAGAAGAATTGAAGTTCAATCAGTCTATAATCATGCATCATCAGCAATAACAAGATTTTACGATCCTTATGCTGGTTCATTTGACCAACGACAAATGTTAGATAATTTTGGATTCGGTAATGTATCACCAGCAGTATCATTTATGTTACACCCAATTAGTTATGATTTAGTCAGAGCTAATCAAATTGAAACATCGGATTTAATTAGAAAAAGTGCCTATTCATTTGAAATTCATAATAATAAGTTAAGAATATTTCCAAATCCAGCTGATGACGATAATGGTGAAAAAATATGGTTTGAATATTACGTAAAGGATGATGTTAAAAATACTAATAATGTAAGTGGTTCAATGCAAGGTGGAGTAAGTGATCCATCTAATGTTCCGTATAAATTTATTACTTATAGTTCAATAAATCAACCAGGTAGACAATGGATAAGAAAATTCACTTCCGCTTTATCAAAGGAATTACTTGGTATCATACGAAGTAAGTATAGTGCTTTACCTATACCAGATGCTGAGGTAACACTTGATGGTGATGCTTTGAAAGCAGAGGGTAGGGAAGAAAAGACACAATTATTAGAGGAGTTAAAAGAATTTTTAGAAACAGTCTCTTTGACTGAAAAATTAAAAGCTGAAGCCGAAGAGGCAAATGCTCAACAGGAAGTATTGAATAAAGCTCCATTGTTAATTTACATAGGATAATTAAATGTCAGCTACAACACCATTTTTTATCACAGAGAAAGAAATAAATTTAATTGACCACTTAAATGAGGAGTTGATTGATGAGATAGTTGGACAGTCAGTTGATATTTATAAAGTCAATACCACTCATACTAAAGATAACATTTATGGTGAAAGCACTACAAAGTATTTTAATGTTGGATTTAGGGTTAATTGTTTAGTTAGATTCAATGCACCTGAAGTCGAACAATTTAATGAAATTGGTCCAGATAATAACTCGACTATAGATTTAATGTTTCAGAGAAATAATTTAGCTAGTGGTAGTTTGGATTTCTATCCTGAAGCCGGTGATATATGTGATTGGAATGATGTTTATTGGGAGTTAAATGGGGTAACAGAACCACAATTAATTGGAGGTCACCCTAACTTCAGTCATACCATAAAGGCAACAGCCCATAGAAGTAGATTGTCAAGTATTC